GTACATGATGGCTAGAGCGACGACTTTGTTTTGAAACTCTTTTTCGCTAATGGCAACCATTTAGCCGTCGCCTTTGATGTCGAGGACGCGCTGTTCCCACGTCCAGACGTAATAGCCGTGAGTGAGAGTGATCCGATCGCCCCAGGTCATCCAGTCGTTCGAGTAGCGCCTAACGAGTGGGGCGACGTATGAGTTGTATGTCATCTCATAGTTATGCACGTCCCAGCAGTCGCCGACGAACCTGAGGACGACCCTGTTGCCTTTTGGGTAAACCTTGATCTCGTAGTGGTCGTCTTCTGTCATTTTCGCCATCTTGATAACTCCTGTGTCATTGCTTTCCAGTCGTCGCGAAAGCGATCTCTGTCTTGTGTTACGTCATGCAGCAGGCTTGAGTAGCCCTGCAACACTTCTTCCAGCTGCACGATCTCGGCGCGATGCTGGATGATCTCTAATTTTAGATCCTCGATTTCCTGTAGCGCATTTTTGAGAAGTCGCGCCTGGAAGTTCTCTAGATCGTGTCGTGCTTTGTCTTGTGCCGGTATCGCGCTGATAAATGCGTTCCAGACTTGATCGTCACTCATAGAAGGGCCTCTCTTTTTTCATGTTTGCTGATACTTCGCGCTCGTAAATTATGGCCTCAATGACGAGGGTGATGAGTCCGACGATGATGGCGGACGCGATGAGTTTGCCAATGAGCTGCATTAGAACGGATCCTCGAATGACTCGGCACGGATCGCTAGTGGGATGACGTTGCCTTTGAGCTCTTGGATCACTTGGGAGGCGTCGTAGCTCGTGAAGTTTGGAGGGAAATGTGCTTCAAAACCAAGTTTCTTTGAGAGTGTGCGGATGAGCCCGAGTTGCGCGTCTGATGCTGGCTTGTTAGGTGATGCCTGTGGGCGTTGTGTGCCTTCAGGAGCGTCGCTGGGTGTCATGCGTTGTACTTTTGTCATCTCTTCACGAGAGGGGCGCTTGGACGGATCTGAGCCTGCATAGCCATAGTTCGCTAACGCGCGTCCGATCGCTGAGGTTTCACAGTTCTCCATGTGGCTCGTGGAGTTGACGCCCCGATCCGTGTGGTGTTCTTCTGCATAGCCAGTCGCCAGCAGGGTGTCGCCTGCGTAAAGTTCGGCTCTGAATATGCACCATTCCCCTGGGGCGTATGCGTGAAGCGTTGTGATGACTCGAGGGTCTTCTGCTGCTTCTAGCCATCGCGCCAGTCTGGTCGCTACTGGCTCGTAGTTGTCTAAGTTAAATGTCATGTAGGGGCTCTTTCTGTTATTGGGATGATTTAGTTCCCCAGGGTCGCCATCCGTAGAGCTTCCACAGCTCGAGTCCGACCTTGAGGTTTTGGTGTCTTTTGGTTAAGTCGTCTCGGCTTTTTATATAGCCTTCACGCTTTGCCCATCCGACATTACTTGCATTTATTTGTAGTAGTCCGAAAGATCCGCCGTACGGGTCTTTGCGGTTGATGCTGGTGGTCTGACAACGCGACTCGCGCCACATAATCTTCTTTAGCATCGCTTTCTCCTTTTTAGGCCAGCCGAGTTGGACTGCTTTCGTTGCGTAGTATTCGCATCGGAAGGGCAGAGCCTCGGCACTTGCTGGAGATGGGTGGAAAGCGGCAATAACAAGCACGGCTGCCGCAAGTCGCTTAACGACGATCCTTTGATCGAGTGAACATAATTCCTCCTAATCAAGAGCCTTGAGGCCCTCTGGGGTAATTGCACAAACCATTTGTGCTGATCCTGAAGAGCCGATCCTCGTGGCTCCAGTAGGCACGATATAGCCTGCAGCTCGAAGATCCGAGCACCGTTTCCAGTAGCACCGTGAGCGCCTGATTAGCCCAGATCGGGCTCCTGCTTCTTCATCGGTGAGGTTGTGGTTCCGGTACTCGATGAGGAGAAGCATCGCCTGGGATGTTCGCCTGTGTTTGACGTCTTTAGCGCCTTGGACGCTAGTGGGACGGTCTGGCTCTCGATGCAATGGTGCATGAAAGAGAGTGCCTTCGTCCCAGTCGTCGGGTCGGATAATTTTGCCTGCCATTAGTGCCTCCGTAGTAGGGATAGAAGGTGACGGTAGAGAACTTACACGATCGGTGTGACGAAAGTGGGGATCGTGTTTTTCCAAGCCTGCACGATGAGCCGAGGGTTCTGAGCAAAAGTCGGGGAGACCTCGACATGGATCCAATATCCGCCAGGGCCTCCGTTGTTTTCGGCGTCCCATTCTTTCCAACCTGGCTTTCCGTCACGATTGCAGCGGAAACCGCGCCCGTGGGTTCCCCAGACGTACTGATGGATCTCTTCGATGCCGAGGGCGACGTGGTTGTCGGCGAGCCAGTCACATATTTCGGTGACTAGTTCTTGCTGAGATTGTTTGTAGCCAGCGTCAAAGGCGCGTCCTGTGCCGTGTACGGAAAGCATGGTTGATCCGCGCATTGGACGATAGGCGTAGATCCCGAGGTTTTTGAAGCCCCACTTAGTGCCGAGAATGTCAAGAAGTTTGTGCGCTCCTGGGGTGGCTTTGCCGTTTGCTGTTGCGTCTTTGTTGCCGGTGTACGGCATCGCGTTAGTTTTGGGAGCTGCTTTAGGCGTTGTCATTTGGTTTGTCTTTCGGCTTGTCTTTGAGGCCGTTTCCAGCGAGTAGTCCGATGAGTCCGCCCGAGAGGGTGAGGAGCATCGAGGAAAGGATGTTGATCTGCTGGGCGTCGAGTTCCGCCATTGTCGCGGGCTGTGAAACAAATAGCAGTCCGTACAAAATTGTGAACACGGAGCCGACGAAAGAAAGCGTTAATCCACACGCGACGATCATGACTATACGCGCTTTGATTTCTTCGTTAGTGAGTCTGTTCTCGGGTTTTTTTAGCATTTGCCACCTGTCCCATATTGTGGGGTCTCTGTCGTTGTTGTTGTCTCAAAAACGGTCGCGCTGAGTGCTTTGTTCTTTACTCGAGGCTCACAGTTAAGCCGTGTGCGGTCTCCGCACGCTACGAGCAAAGAGCCGATGAGCAGCGCAACAAAACTAATCCGCCAGAGCATTAAAGGCTTCTATTTCTGCTAGTTCTTCTGGGGTCATGTCGCGGTCGTATTCTTCGCCCGTTTCAATGTTGTGCACGTGTACTTGTGGTGCTGTCATGTCTAAGCCTTTCGGTATCCGTAGAGCGTCATAGTGCCAGCAAGAGTTATAGCGCTTGCCGTTGTTATTTCAAATCCTGTCATCTGAGTAGTCGCAATGTTTCTCCCACCAAATATGGCCATTCGCCCGTCTGTTGCCGACACTCCGACAGTCCCTACCTGCGATGAATAGCTAGAATAAGTCGAGGCTTTAGGACTGTAAAAATCAACACTCACAGTTGATGGGTAAGTCGGGAAAGCAGCAATAAACGTTCCGTATTGGTCTGCTCTTCCGCTTGCGTTAAATGTGCCTGCTGAATAAACGATATACATATCTTGGCTAATCATGTTGCCGCTTTGAGGCGTTGTTCCAACTAGCCACCGTAGATAAGTAGCGCTTGAGCTAGAAACGGTGTAAGAAAATACGGCACGATAGTTTGTAAATTCATCTGTAAAAGCGCCTACAAACTGAGTAGTCGCGCCAGCCATTGTTGTAGTGCTGATATACACAAGCCCGCTGTTTGCTAGATAGGTGTTTGTGTCTGAAGCGGTAAGCACTTCGCCAGTAGTGAAAGTTTTAATAGCCATAAGAATCTCCTAGAAACCTAATTTGTTTTCGTCCAATTTGCCATAGATATCGCTATTCAAAACCATATAGGCATTGTTGTCTTGCCCTGACATATACAACGTCACTCGAGTCTGCTGAGGCGTCGCGCTGATCTGAACCCCCTCATAGATCACGTTGTATGAGTCGCCACGGAAACCGATCGTGCCCTTTGAGTTGATCGGCTCATTACACGCCTGGATCATTCTAGAGTTAAAAGGCGGATACGGGCTCGGGTTTGGTTCCTGTTGAACATCGGTCATAGTGATCTCGGCGACCTGACTGTTACGGGTAGCAAAGTTAGCCAGAAGCCATTCGGCGTGATCGTCGGCCTGCGTTGTTGAGTAGTCCACGGTGTTTTTCTGCAAGCCAAAAACTGGGGTCGTGCCATCCGAGGCAACTTGTGCAGCCACCGACAGAGGCGTGATTGTGACCTGGTTGTAGTAATTGTCGGTTGAAGAACGGAACCTAATGCCGTCATATAAGAGCTCAAAGTTCATTGGTGAAACTGTGCCATCATTAAAGTCAAGTGTGGATGTGAACCCTGTTTGGTTACGCCCAAACCAATAGATATTTTCTACGCCTTGAAAAGAAGCTGCCGAGGCAAACATTCGGGCCTCTTCGGTTCGTGTCAAAGTGTTAACGATGTCTAAAGCGTTGCCAGTAAAAGTTTGAGCAGATGCAATAGACCTGCCGAAAAATTGTGCAACGCCAACCCCAACTTCTGCAGCAATTTGGAGTAGTTGTTCATCGGTGGTGTCTTGCACAAGGGAGAAGGCGTTTAACTGTGCGCGTCCTAAGTCTGCTTGCAGTCCTTCGCAACTAATAGTTACAGAGTCCATGTTTGTAACTAATCCGTAGTCAATATCTACATCGCGGATGTTTCCCCAAAAGCAGGAGAAATTGTCAACGCCAACAACGACGCCTGGCTTGTGAATGTAAATCAGTACACGGTCGCCCAGTTTTGGGGTGTACGTCCAGTCGCTTGGAAAAAGACTGGTGACGGTTCCTGTGTCAGCTGCATAGTCGTCTATTTGTAGTCGGCGTCCGCGAAAGATGTTGACAGTCTGAACCGTCGGCAAGGTACGCCAAGCGCCTGCGCTATAAAAATCGACGCGCCATTCAAAAGCCTCAGCCATAAGTTGTTACTGGGATCGGGCCGTTTGCGCGGTTGTAACGACGGAGAGCATCGACAATGGCGTTCGGGTCTCCGCCTTGAACGTAGATGTTAAAAGTGTTGCCCATGTTCGGCATATTGCGTCCAGAAAGAGGGATCACAGCCTCGGGGCCTGCCTCGCCGATCATCGCCAGCGTCGGGCCTGTCACAATGCCACCTTCAGCGAGCATTGGGATCCGAGGAATGTCTGGAGGGTTAATTGTTAATTTGGGCCCTGGGCCTGGAGGGTCAATAGTGAACTCGAGCAGCCTGTTGATGCGATCTATGAGCTGTGTGTTGACGACTGAGATGATGCCGTTTGCGAAGGCTTTGCCGATTTCTAGACCGAACTTGCCGAGATCTGAGAAAGCGCCTAGAACGGCAGTCACAAGAGATCTTGCCAACTCGAGGGCGAAACCTGCGAGTCCTTTGATTAGATCGGGCCCAATATCGACTAGCCATTTGAGCAGCGCGACTGAGAGTTTTGCTGTGGCTTTGATCAAGAGCGGTATGCCGTCGTTGATGATCCATTTGATCATGTCGCCGATGAAAGCGCCGAGAGCGGTGAGGGCTTCTGGCCCTGACTCTTTGATCCATGCTGTGAGTTTTTCTTTCAGGATGCCGAGCTTCTCGGAAAGCAATGGGAGACCATCGTTGATGATCCAGTTTCCCATTTTGACTAGCAGGTTCTTAAGTGCCTCTAGGGCGATCGGGATGCCTTCTTTTAGCCGGTCGCCGAGCAACTTGAGAACTCCGCCGAGACCTTCTTTGTCGAAGATTGCGGAAACTTTTTCAAAGGCTGGGATCAAAACATTTGTAGCGAAGCCGACGATTTTTTCAAACGCTGGGAGAAGTGCTGTGCCAAGTGTTTCGGATGCTTCGCCGAAAGCGTTTTTCAGTCTGTCAAAGCGTCCGACCGCGCTATTGGAAAGTGCTTCCTGGCTTCCTCCGAAGTTCTCGTTCACAGCGTCCATCGCTGCAGCGAAGTCCTTGGATTTAATGATGCTTGCATCGAGTGGGACGCCGAGCTTCTTTAGCGCGCCCATCTGGCCTAGGTAGCCTTTTGCTAATGCGGAAGTAGTTGCCTCGAGAGGCTTACCTGTCGCTGCACTAATATCCATGGCACTTTTGAGCAGGTCAAAGGCTTTGGTCGAGTTTCCTGTGGCTCTGACGAGTGTGCCGAGACCGTTTCTGAGGTCGTCGTCGGCGACGCCAGTTGCCAGGGTCATTGAAGAGATGAGATCCTCGATGGAAGAGATCTGGTCGTCGGTGGAGTTTGATGAGTTCTTGAGAGTCTTTGCTAGGACGGCTTGCCCTTGAGCATCTTCTGCAGCTGCTTTGACTGACGCGCCGAGACCTGCTGCTATCGCTGCTCCGCCGATGGCTGCAAACTTGGCGACGTTCTTGAATACTTTTGTGGCTGAACCGCCGAAGCCTCCGATGGCTGAGTTAGCGAGGTCGATGCCTTTGCCGTTAAAGTCGGTAATGATCGGGATGTTGATAGCCATTAACGCATTTCCTTCTCAACTTTGTCCATGACGTCCTCTACAAGTTTGACTATTCCGCGCTGCACGTCTGGGAGATGTTTGTCCGCTGTGGGCCACAAGATGAAACCTTTTTTGGCGCGTAGGTTTTTGTTGAATGTTTTGCCAGGGTTCGCTTTTCCTGCTACTTCAAAGATCGCGCCTGCTGGGTTCGCCTGGGTTATGTAGATGACACTCGAAGCGTTTTTCCGTGTAGAGGTTTTCAATTTGACGCCGGAGCGGACTTTGCTTACTGACCACGGCAACAACTCGCGCCCATTGTTCGTCCACAGTTTTGCCATACCCGACAAAGGCATCTCTGGGTATTCGGCTTTAGCGTCGGCGACGAGTGGCGCTGCAATGTTTTTGGCTTCACGATTGAAGTCTTTGCGATACTCAGGATCTATTTTCCGTAACGAGATGATTGCCTGCTTCGCGCCTTTGATCTCTGATTTCATTTCGATCATCGTTAATCCTTTCGGCGTCTATTCAGTACATCTATCACAGTGTTTAGATCTGTGTAAGTGAACTCGATGGATGGGGGCCAGTAGCCAGTCTCGACAAGTAACTCGGCGAGGCTGCGCCCTACTGATCCCCTTGTGTGGGGTTTGCTGACTCTGTTTCCAAGACTTCGAGGTTGACTAACTTTTTGAGGAAGTCGTCCAGAATGATTGGGGGGTTGTGTCCTTGCTGTTTGGCTGCTTCGTGGGCGAGGTAGCCGAGCATCTCTATCGAGATCCCGTTAGCAAGGTCGGACGCTTTGACTTTGTATTTCCGCTCGAGCTGCACAAGATGAAAGAGATTAGTTTCAACAACGTAATCTCCTTCACCTGTGTTGACTTTGATGGATAGTTTCATGGGGTTTCCTTTGCACGGTAAGGGATGGGATTAGGGGGTGATGTCGCGAACCCAGGTGCCACCCGAGAA